GATACCTACATCTAAAGCCTCGTTGGCGCCGCTATCTGAATTTTCCGCTAACTCTGATAAAAAGGTTATTCAGGAGGGTAAAAAGCAAATAGCCAATGAGATAGAGTTCACCAAGTTGGGTGAAGATAAGTTGTCACTTGCGAAAACCATAAAGGCGCAGTACGAAGCGCTAGAGGTACAAGTCAAGGCTGGCACAATATCAGAAGAGGACGTTAAGCTACAGTTGCTCGGCATTGCTGTAACCGAACAATCGTTGGCCAACGTTAAAAATAAACAGTCCAAAATTGCCGGCGTAAATCTCGAAGCTGAAACCAAGATTGCCGCTATCAAGCGCAGCTTCGTGATCAATGAAGAAGACATTCTGTCCAAAGAGCGACGGCTAAAAGAATTAACGTCAGCCAAGGTTCAAGACCTGGAAGCTGTTGTCGCCTTGAGTGCCGACATTTACGCAGCCAAGCAGGCTCAGCTTAACTTGGAGAAAAAGGTTCTCGAAGACGACCTTCGTAAAAAGGTCGAGGACTTTAGAGCCGGTGATACGAAAGGCCTTAATGGGCAACAGATACTGGATGCACTCAATAATGAAGCCGGTAGAAAACTGCTGGCTGACAACGAGGAACTGGCTAAAACGGTGCAAGCCTACACCGATGTTATGCACCGGTCAGCTGCCTTGGAGGAAAGCCATCTTACTGAGCTGCAAAACGTTTACGGCAAGCAACTCGAAAGAGAACAATCCAAATTAACGACTCAGCAAAACAAGACTCAAGCTATAGAGTCTCAACTGCAAACCGTTACCGGAAAACTGGCTGACGCTAGAAGTCGGCTTGCCGAACTGTATGACAAACGGGTTGCCGCTGAAAATTTTTACGACGATGCGCTACGCGTTAAGGCTAACGGAGGGGCAACCAAGGACGACCTTCAAGCGGCGGTAGATACTGCGCAAGGCTCGCCTTCAATTGACGCCGCTCGGCAAGTTGTCGATATTGCTAAGGAGTTGCTGCAAGCGGGTAAACTCTCTAAGTCGGATTATAAAAGCAAGGTCGAAGACGCCAGAGCTATAGAGTTGGGCGTCATAGCTAACGATGTTTCTGAATTGCCTGCCGAAATAAGGAATTTAGGTATTGCCCAGACACAGTTATCGGCGGCAATGGAACTTAGCATCCAAGAAGAGAAAGCCTTAACATCAAGCATAGAAAGGCTTACAGCGGCTATGGAGGCTTTGCCTACGCAGCTGGCACAGCAGCCCTCGACAGAAGTTGCCGCTAAACCTCAAGAACCGGTTAGTGTTGAAGCGCCTGCCGCTCCTGCCGCAGTACCCCACCTTGCTGGCGGGGGGTTGGTAACAGATGGCCCTGATGGCATCGACACGATCGATGCCCGTCTGACGAAGCACGAGTACGTTATGCCGGTGACGCCTACCCGGTTTTACGGCAAGGAGTTTATGGATAAGTTGAGATCCATGCAGATACCAAGGCAGGCGGTGACTATGGCGCCTGCTGTCAGCCCTGGGCAAACCGCGTCAGCTTCTTCTATTCAGGCGCAAGATCGAATGAAGAATTACCAGCCTGTTAATATCACTATCGGAGGTGCTACAATTAGCGCACTTGCTCAACCAGATCCGATAGAAAAGTTCAAACAGGCGCTTAGCCTTCAGTCACTAAAAACCGGTAAAAGGGCCACCAAATGAGCGGCAATATAGATAATCTTCCCCGATGGTTTGAACTGTCTGACGGCGTGCATACCTGCAAGGTACATCTTTACGAGGCGCTGGGCTACACTCAGACGTATGAAAAGTTTGGCGGCAACACAGTACACCGTATGCTGTCCGGTAAAGGTATAAAACAAACCAACTGGGCCAAATTGAGAACCACGTTGTCGGGTAACGGCGGTATGCCTTTAGGGTTTTCGGCGCTCAACTACGCCGGCGTGCTGACTTTGAAGTGCGGTACGCAAAGAGCGATCAGCCAGACCACCAACGTTATCGTCATACCTGCCGCCCGGCGCACCGATTCAGGTTATGAACCGGTGGCGTTTAAATGCGTGGACGGCTTTTGGGTTGAAGCCGCCATGGCGTTGTCAGGCAATACCGCCACCATAACCGCAGATGGCGCCGCAACTGCATATATGGTTCAATACTACCCGCAGTTGTCGGTGCTAATGGACGATCCAAATGAATCCTACGACTGGGGTGAAGCTTCCAGTTCCTGGTCAATAACTGCAGAGGAAGAGTGATATGTTTTTGTTCGCTAACAATGCGGAGACGGTTTTAGCCGCCAACATAACCAACAGCCAAACCACGATGGCTTTTGCCACTGGCGGCGGAGCCAGGTTTCCTGACATAGCTCCTGCGACAGGTGATGTTCAGGCGGTAACGTTGACTGACGGCATTAACTTCGAAGTAGTTTACATCGTAAACAAAACCGGCGATGCGGTTGCCAATATGTGGCGAGCCAACGAGGACCCGTATATTGCCTACGCCTGGCCTGCAGGTACGACTGTAAAAGCCAACGTTACCGCCGACCTGCTAAATAATTTCTGGCAAAAGTACAGCTCGGCTCGGGTAATTCTTGGCGATAGCGTAGTGGCCACACCTTCTCAATGCGCGGTTGTCGGCGACTCAGTCAGGGCGGACAGGCCTGTGCCTTGGTCTACCGGCGTTTACCCGCCTGTAGGCGGCATGATAAAGGCCACGGCGTCTGATGCTTACTTCATGAACGTATCATTTTCGTTTGGGGCTTTTACAGGAGCTTCAGAGCCTACCTGGAACGTCTCGGCTGAAGGCAACATCACCACCGATAACGGTATAGAGTGGATGTACGTAGGATCGCCTGCAACCTACACGTTGTCGTTCTTTACTGCTATAGGGGCTAACGCGTCAACGGCAGATGCTAAAGGAATAGCCATTGGGTTAACTTCCAACGCTACTCTGGAGTCCGTAGCCATAGGGTTTACAGCTGCTTCAAATAAATACGCATCTGCTGTAGGGTCCGGCGCCAGAGCTTTTGCGCAAAAATGTGTAGCGCTTGGGTACAACGCCTTGAACAAGGTGTTAGGAACTTACGTTATAACCGGACTTAGCCTGGTCAGAAAAGACCGCGGGGAGTCTGCCAGTGATGAGCACTTAAACTTCACAGGAGCGCAGTCTCTAATTCTATCGAAGGAGATTAACCTTAAAACTTTACTGGATGACGCGGCCACCATCACGGTGCCTACAGGCGCTACCTTCTATGCCGACGAGGTTGGCGTCATTGTGACCCAGGCTTCTGGAGTAACCGGGCAACCCAGTGTAGCGTTTGGCGTAACAGGAAATACGGTGTCTGTGCTGGCCTCCACGGCTACCACTAAAAATGCCGTTAAAGGCCGAGACGTATTTACGCCCTTGACTAAAGACGGCCTAAACAGCTTGACCGCCAGCATTAAGACAGCAGCTACCGGCACCACGTTGATGGGTAGATTTTATTGGAAAGGCGTTCTGGTTGAAGACTGATGATTAACGACGGCGTTATAAACGGCAGTTTAATAAACGGGGACAGCACGCCTTGGTCGTTGGATATAGGCACTGTCAGTGTGCCTATAACTCAAACAATATTTTCCCTAAACGACACTGTCTCCGTAGGCATTACCCAGGTAATATTCTCCAAAGGAGTTTTATCCGCGGTAATTGAATCCATTATAGTCAACAGAACCAGCACATTAAACGTAGGCATAACTCAGCAAGTTATGCCACCTGCCACGTCTTTGTCGGTCGGTATAACGCAGTCTATTGTAACTCCCCCAGCGGCACCGTCAGGTGGGCAGCAATGGTCAGTAAAAGTTTATCTAGGTGGCGTTGACGTTTCCATAAACCTGACAGGAACTGTATCAGTCGACTGCGAGGTTAACGCCGCCCGTGTAGCCTCGTTTACTTTGAAGCCAACAGCTGGAATTGTGAACCCATTCGATTGGGTTAAGAAACCGGTAAGGATAGATTACATTCATTCTAACTCAGCAGGAACTGTGCTGGGCACATACCAGCTATTCTCAGGTGTGGTGGATACCCCTATTTACAATCCAACGACCCGGTTAACGTCTTTCGACTGCACGGATCAACTTCAAAAGAAGTTTGAAGCCATGCCAAAAGACGCTATAGCCGCCTTGATTCCAGGGTTCTGGTCGGACGCGGTGTTCAGCAAAGACGCGGATCCCTGGACTTACGCTCAGGACCTGCTCAGCACGATACCTTACGACATGGACGCCAACCTGTCAGGCAACATCATATTGACGCCTTGGCTGGCTAAAAGCACAGCCGATTTCGCATTCAACTCAGATACCATTATCGACGAGAGTTTACTGGTCACCCTAGCCAACAGTCGAGATCTGATAAACGACTATGCTGTCTCGTTGGATTACCGTTACGAGCAATACCGGGAGCGAGGCGTGCGGATACGGTGGGACATGGACCCTCCTGTGCTATCTGCAGACAGCATAACTTACAATCCGCAAGTGCCTGCAGGGCAGACCTTTAACGACGCCGTCAGCGCAGCCGGTTTAGCCTTTACCGTAAAACCTTGGCTTGAGCCGCTGCCTGTATCTGGAACCTACACCGTATTCGGGTTTGTCGGCGGCGCTCAGTCTGTTTTATTTGCCAATGAAAATCCTGACGGTATTCAGTCGGCAACCGGCGTCTGCTCTCTTCGGTACAGTCAAACCATAACCGAGAAAAGAAAGACCCGGGTCTACGCGCCGCAAAGCGTAGGC